TAACTTCTTTGTTACCCTTGTGTTGTGATGATATACGAACATCCCATAGTGGTGACTTCAAACCATTCAAACACAACATGAAATAGTATCCAAGATCAAATGTTAGCTGCCTCATACCATTGTAACTGTTGTGTAGTATAGCTTCTAAAGCAATAAAAGAATCTTTGTATGGTATCTGGTATGATGGTAATCTGAAATGTATTGCCATCAATGCACCCTTATTAGATACTCTGTAATTTTCTACCATGTCAGTAGTATGAAAATGATTACAAAGATAATTAATTGCTAGTTCATACGCTTGATGATGTGTAATAACTTTGTATGAATCTTTGTGTATAGCAATCAACTCGTTGGTGTCATCACGAACCAACTGTTTGTAGCCAGGTATCTTAGTCTGGTGTTGATTGTATACTTCTTCACTTCGTACTGCGAAGTCTAATTGTTCTGGTAACATAGTTCCTCCTTAAGTTACTGTTATTATTATTTTATCTCTCTCGCTGATAATACCATCAGCAAACTGTATTTCAATCTTATCAATATCTCTGCAATCGTGATACTGAAACTCAGGATCATCTGTAGTATTGTGAAATACTTTTGATTGAAATATGATCTTAGCCTGTGGTGATATTCTGTTTACTTTGCACATCATATCCTTGAATGTTTCTGCGTTACACCTCATGTAATTTTTCCTTTCCATAAAAATCTTTGGGTAGTTGAAAACCCTTGATAATCCTTGATTCTAGAGCCTTGAACATCAAGTTCTCTACTTCTTTTCTGCCTACAGTCAAAGCTGAACTCTTTGAATCCCAATCGCTTTTGACTTGTGGACCTAGTACACTATCATCAACTGTCAATCTCCATTTAGTAATACTGTGTTTGAAGTTTGATTTTACTTTTACAATGTTCACAATTATTACTTGGTCTTGACCATATGGAATAGTTGCTTGGTAATGTCCTGGTCTAATACATTTCATATTTACCTCCTATCTGGTTTCAAATTTTAACTCCTCTAATTGTTTTAACCAACCTTCTACAGTTGTTATATCTTTTGCTATAGCAGTTCTTAGTTTTTCAAACTCCTCTAGCATTTCATTTTCTATAAGAAACAAATCATCTAACTGACTGAGTGCAGTTGATTTACTATATCCTTTAATCGCATCTCTTGTCGCTAGTCTTTGATCCCACAGTCTTGCTTTCAGTACTTTCAAGCCCTCGGTATTCATCATCTATTACTCCTATCTTGCCATCTCCAAAGCATATATCACATTCATCTGATGCTTCTGGATTGTACGCATCAATAATTATTCCCAGTCCTAGACATCTAAAACATCTACGAAACTTCTGGTCTTGGATTGTCATTTTCAAACCTTTCTCTGACCATCTCGCTGATCTCAGATACATAAATTAGTTTTACTTTCTCTCGTAACATTTGATTTGTTACTTTATCTGTCAGTTCCTCGAGAGTATCACAATGCTCATAATACATTGAGTAGATGACATCAAATCTATCTAGCTCATCTTTTGTGAAACTATCCTGTGGTTGTGGTAACTGCATATCTACCTCCCTGTAATTGCTACAATTAATATTATTAGTACAATAAATCCTATGATGATTCCTATTACTGAATCCCAGAACCACCACGGAACACTAATAATCTTTTCTAACAAGTTTCTTTACTATCCTGTTTGTTAGAAATACTAGAAATATCCATATTGGTGCTGATACAACTGACATAGTCAATGTAGGATTGATGCCCATAGATATAGCAAATGCTATGAAGCCACCACCCAAACCAATATAGATCATTATCCATGTACCAAGATACGCTGCACGATCTCGGAATTTGCTACCAACCATAGCTCTAATCATATTGACTAGCAATAATTCTAGGCTACGGAATATGTATGAAAAGATGTTAGTCATTTTTCATATTAACCTCGCTTCCGTTTTTTATTATACATGATTCGGTATATGATTCAATCACATCCCATTTTTTTTTAGTAGGAATGGTGGGATATACCCACCACTCCAGTTTGTTTTAGTATCCAAAGGCTTCTTTAGATAATCTCTTTGCTTCAGCAATCTCATCTGGTGTCATCTGTGACATAGTCCTCATCTTACCTTGAGATGGCTTTGCCACTTTCCTCTGATGCCATTCCATTTGATATAGTTGCTTGTAGAGTTCAGCACACGCATTGTGTATTGCTGTGTACTTGTCCTCCAATGCTTTCCAAGTCTTACCCTGTGATAGTAGATTGTCAGCGTTGATTGTGCTGATTTCTGTGCCATCTGGTGCTTGTCTTTCATTTACAAATGTCTGCTCATACGCATCTTTGTAATACTGTGCATTCTTCTTGAATGACTGTATACTCTTGTGAGTACTGTTGCATATCTGCCACAGTAGTAGATCTGTGTAGACACGATCTATTTCACAGTTCTCATCAACGAGAGAACCAATCCAAGATGCCCAATCTTGTGATTGATGGTAGTGTATACTACCAATGATAGCATCATCAGTAGTCAGTTTAGTAGGTGCTTTGTTCATCTTGTACCTCTCCTTCAATGTGTTCATGCTGGTTGTTAATCGTTTCAGCATATTCCCTCCATAGTTTAGCTTCATAGTCATTTCCTTTCTCTTCAGCTTCTCTTGCTTTATCCAAGCAATGTAGATATTTATATTCAGAATCAGTCATTTTGATCTCCTTCCATATCTTTTATCTGCTTTTGCAGTTCCTCTATGGCGTCATGCCATCCTTCATAATATTCCCACGATACATCTGAATCATAGGCTTTATGCAGTTGATCTGCTTTTTTCTTCCTCATTGAAAGCATCAGATCTAGTAATGTAAAAGTTTTATCAAGAGTTTTCATAATATAATCTCCTTTCTTGATTCCTCGATTAGGTCACAAACTTTAGTCAGTATTAGGAGCGTAGCGAGTTACCCTCGTAGAGGGCGTAGTTGAGCGATTAGGAGCGAAGCTCAGCGAAACGAAGTACTTGTACTTTTGTGATATAATTGAGAATCAAGAGAGAGAGATAGCAGCGAAGATCATATGCGTAAGCACATTCATCTCGCAAGAGATGATATGGAAAGATCGAAAGCTGCCGATCCGTGAGGATCGTTTACATTTTTTAACTTGACATGGTTACGATCATGTTTACATCTATCGTAATGGCAAGAACACAATTAGGAAAGAAAGATGGTTTGACATACAAACAGAGGTTGTTAGTTGATACCCTCGTAGCCACAGGATGTACCATAACCGAAGCAAGTCAGAAGGCTGGTTATTCAAGGGGAGAAAGTGGTAGAGTAGTAGCTAGTAGGACACTACGATTACCAAAGGTACAAGCGTACCTACAACAGGAAGTGTCCAACAAGTTAGGACTAGGATCAGTCCACGCATCCTCAACTCTCCTACACTTAATACAAAATGGGAAGAGTGAGTATGTAAGACTGGAAGCTAGTAAGGATCTCCTAGATAGGATAGGCATGAAAGCTCCTGAAAGAGTACAACACAATGTGGGTGGAAACATTGCAATCAAGATAGATCTAGATTAGGGGGGTAGGCTTAGAAACTAGCACAATGCAAACAGACAAAGATCCTATACAAACAATATAGTTGAAAAAAGCACTTCAAAAAAATATTTATTATAGTAAGGTTCGAGAAAGGATTAATGATGGCAACAGAATCTGAAATTCAGTATAAGAAAAATATAAAAAAATTATTAAATGATGGACCTCCTGGCAGAGGTAAAAATAAAGATTTAGTATCTTTTTCTTTATTTAATAATAAAACTGGAAAGGCTATTTTTACATTTTCATTATTTAAGAAAGATCAAAAAAAAGCAATAAATGCTTTAAAGAAAGTAAATAAACCACAAAATCGAAAATTTAAATGAGCCAGAGTTTATTAAAGAGAGCTGGAGTAAGTGGTTATAATAAACCAAAGAGAACTCCAGGTCATAAAACCAAATCACACATAGTAGTTGCTAAATCTGGTGATAAGATTAAGACGATTCGGTTTGGGCAACAGGGTAAAACAGGAGATAGAACTATGACAAAGAGAGCAAAGTCTTTTAAGGCAAGACACGCAAAGAATATAGCTAAAGGCAAGATGTCAGCTGCGTTTTGGGCGAATAAGGTGAAGTGGTGAGTACAGTTAATAAAGCTGGTAACTATACAAAGCCAGGCATGAGGAAAAGAATATTTAATAGAATTAAAGCTGGTGGAAAAGGTGGGAAACCTGGACAGTGGAGTGCAAGGAAGGCGCAAATGTTAGCACTAGCTTATAAGAAAGCAGGAGGTGGTTATAAATGATGAAGTCTGTTAAAGCTCCAGCTGGTTTCCATTGGATGAAAACAAAGAATGGTGGATACAAGCTAATGAAGCATAGTGGTCCATTCAAAGCACATAAAGGTGCTAGTCTAACTGCAAAATTTAATATACAAAAGAAACATGGCTCTAGCTAAATCACAACGCAGTTTAAAGGCGTGGACTAAACAGAAGTGGCGTACAAAGTCAGGAAAGCCATCTGCTAAGACTGGTGAAAGATATTTACCAGAGGCAGCAATAAAGGCACTTACTCCTGAAGAGTATGCTAGAACAACTAGAGCTAAACGAAAGGGTAGTAGAAAAGGGAAGCAGTTTGTAAAGCAACCTAAATCTATTGCAGCAAAAACAAGAGCATATAGGAGAGTAACATGAAACACGGAATGAAAATGAAGCCTAAGACTAAGAAAGCAAAGAAACAGGCAGCTACAGCTATGGCTATGAAGAAAGCTGGTAAGAAGCCTAAGATGAAGAGTTACTAATGCCTTTTAGTAAATACTCTAAAAAACAGAAAGGTCTTGCTGCTATGTATGGTGATAAAAAGAAAATAACCAGAGGCGACATCATCATGGCAGCTAAGAAAAATAAAAAGAAAAAGAAAAGGAGCTAGTATGTTTGAACCAATACTTGATCGTTGGGATCGTTTAAATAAAAAAGGAAAAGGTATTGTTATTGCTATTTTAGTTGTTGCTATAATAGCTATTGCTAAAGCTGTATGACACAGCAATACGCACAAGACGAAATATCTTTTCAAGATCGTATGAGATTAAGAAAGATAGTAAAGAAAGTGCATTTTGCACACTATCCAAAAGATCTTATTACAGATAAAGAAGCAGATCTGTTTATAGAATCACTACTACCTGAAACTATTTATAAGTTAATCAAAGCTGGTATTGATTCCAATAATGTGTGAGTGGACTAAATTATAAAGCACCTGGAGAAGTTATCAAAACTTTTATGAAGGATGATAGCTTCTTTAGAGGTGTACGAGGTCCAGTAGGATCAGGTAAATCAGTATCTTGTTGTATAGAAATATTTAGAAGAGCTGCCAAACAACAAGCATCACCTGATGGTAAAAAGAAATCAAGATGGGCAGTAATCAGAAATACAAACCCTCAGTTAAAAACTACTACCATGAAAACATGGTTAGATTGGTTTCCAGAAAATATATTTGGTAATTTTACTTACTCAGTTCCGTTTACCCATAATATACACATTAATGATATAGAGTTAGAAGTTATATTTTTAGCATTGGATAGACCAGAAGATGTTAAGAAACTACTATCATTAGAACTAACAGGAGTATGGATTAATGAAGCTAGAGAGATTCCTAAAACTATTGTAGATGCTTGTACTATGCGTGTAGGTAGATATCCAGCAGTCAAAGATGGTGGACCCACATGGTATGGTGTTATAGCAGATACCAACGCACCAGATGAAGATCATTGGTGGTCTATTATGTCAGGGGAAGTACCAGTACCAGATCATATGAATCAAGAAGAATCATTGATGTTAGTTAAACCTGACAACTGGAAGTTTTTTGTACAACCACCTGGAATGATAGAACTAAAAGAAGATGATAAGATCAAGGGGTACGACATTAATACGACAGCTGAAAATATTAAAAATGTTACAGAAAATTATTATCCCAATATTATTAGGGGTAAATCAAAGTCATGGATAGATGTCTATGTACTGAATAAATTAGGAACTATCGAAGATGGTAAGTTAGTATATGGTTCTTTTAGAGAAGATACACATATTGCTAGTGAAGATATACAATTTGCAAACACTACAGTATACATAGGTTTAGACTTTGGACTTACACCATCAGCTGTGTTTGGTCAAAAGCTACCTGATGGCAGATGGATAATAAACCATGAGTTAGTTTGTTTTGATATTGGTACAGTAAAGTTTAGTGAAATGCTTAAACATGAAATAATAAAGCATTGTGCAGATAAAGATTTAAAAATATTTGGTGATCCAGCTGGAGATTTTAGGGCGCAAACAGATGAAACTACTCCTTTTCAGATACTTAGACAACAAGGTATCCAAGCCTTTCCAGCTCCATCAAATGATGTATCTCTACGAATAGAATCAGTAGAAGCTGCATTAAATAGGATGGTTGATGGTAAGTCTGGTTTCTTACTATCGCCATCCTGTAAACAACTAAGAAAAGGCTTTCTTGGTGGATATCACTACAGAAGAATACAAACATCAGGAGAAAGGTATGAAGATAGACCAAATAAGAATAAATACTCTCATGTCCATGATGCACTACAATATTTAATGCTAGGTGCTGGAGAAGGTAGATCTTTGACAGTAGGATCACAAAAACCAACTGTTACAAATGTTTACAAGTCTTGGGATATATTCAATAGAAATACAATAAATAAGCGAGGTAAATGGGATATTTTCAGAAAGAATGGATGATATTCTTTTACGATCCACCCCAAGAAGAGTGGTATCATGTATTTAGACGCAAAGGCATGGCTCATTGTGGTGCTTTTTATTTTGATCCTAATAAAAACACTTGGGTAATGATAGAGCATATTCATAAAAGATTAGATGTTAGTTTACTACAGGGAGAAGAGTTAAATAGAGTTATATACCATATTCTTAGTAATAATGGAGTAATATTAAGAACTAAAAGATTCAAACATAAATGGAGATTGTTTCAAGCAGCATGGTTGAGAGAACATAGCTGTGTAACTATAATTATGAGATTGATTGGAATAAATAGATTGATTATTACGCCTTTTCAGTTATATAAATACTTAGTAAAGAATGGAAGCACTAAATGGGAATTTTTAGAACACCAAAATACAGACCTGATCCAGAAGCAGAAAGAAGAAGAGAAGAGCAAAAGCGTGAAGAAGAAAGAATTAAAAAAGAACAAGAAGAAGCATTAGAAAGATACAAAAGTAGATTTGCAAAAGGTTTGATAGGTTCAAGATCATTATTTACTAGAGCTGGTGGTGGTGGTTTTTATACAGAAGGTGAAGAAACATAATGGGAGCATCACAACCTACAGGATCTGGTGGTAATCAAAGCTCTGTACCAAAAAAAAATAGATTTGGTACAAGTGATGATGTAAATAGATCTATTGCAGAAAGAGCAGATAAATACGCACAAGAAAAATTAGGTATTACTACTACAATAGCTAATCCAAATGAAAAAGCTATTAAAGGAAATGTTACTGGCTATATGGCTATGAATACTGGTGGTAATCAGATGTATGGTACAATGGTACAAGAAGCTAGAGGAGAATATTTAGAAAAACAAGGTTTAGCTACAGGAAGAACTGTAAACTATGGTCCAATAGATCCAGCAACAGGAAAAGGTAGATTTAGTTATACTGCTTATGATTCTGGAACAGTTAAAGATGGTAAACTAACTTTTACAAGTCAAGGTAGAGATGTGATGCAGCGTGTTAGAGATAAAGATATACCTTTATCAAAAGAGATGTTTGAATCACAAAAAAATTTTCAATTAGGATTAGCTGCTTTAACTGGAATAATGGGTGTTCCTTTACTTCCAACTACATTAGCTAATCAAGCACTAGGCACATCTTATACAGATTATGTTCAAAGAAGAGAAGGAGGTTTTTATAATAAAGCTGGGATAGTTGGTAAATTTTTACCATCTAATAATCAAAACCAACAAACACAAAATCAAAGACAAGATGAAATGTCTAATACTCAGATGGTTAATGAAGATAGGAAAAAGAAGATAGCTGGTTTAGGAGCAAGTACTACCACACAAGGTAGAACATTTTTTGCATAATGGAATATAATAATTATAGAGGCTCTGTTAATACATCTACTGAAATGACAGGAAAGATGTTTTTAAAAAAATATAGTTTGGCTGAAGGATTAAAGTCTGTATGGACACCTAAATTTGAAGAAGCATATGAATATACTATGCCTGGAAGAGAATCATTTTATGAAGAATCACCAGGTCAAAAAAGAACAGATAGAATATTTGATGAAACAGCAGTAGTAGGTATACAAGAGTTTGCTAGTAGATTACAAGCTGGTATTACACCAACATTCGGTAGGTGGATTAATTTAAAATCTGGATCTGAAATGCCTAATGAAATAAAGCCAGTTATAGATCAACAACTAGATGAAATAACAGATTATGTTTTCGAAGTATTACATAATTCTAATTTTAATCAGGAAGTGCATGAAGCATTTATGGATTGTGCTATAGGTACAGGATGTTTACTTGTTAATGAAGGTACATCTACAGATCCAATAGTATTCAATGCAATACCATTACCTCACATAACATTAAATAGTGGACCAAACAATAAAATAGATTGTGTTTATAGAAAAAGACAAATTAGATTTGGTGATTTAAAAGTTTTATATCCTAATGCTAATATGAATGATGTTTTGTTAGAAAGATTAGCAAACAATCCTGATGAAAAAATAAATGTTATAGAAGGCACAATGAGGAACTATGCAGATCCAAATAAAGAAGTTTATGATTATGTTGTTTGTATAAAAGAATTTGAAGAGATTATTTTACAAGATAAATATGAAGGTGTTGGTTCAAATCCATTTATTACATTTAGATGGAACAAAGCAAGTGGTGAAGTTTATGGAAGAGGTCCAGTATTTAATGCTATGGCAGCAATTAAAACTACAAATCTTACAGTAGAACTAATACTAGAAAATGCACAGATGAACATATCTGGTATCTATCAGTTAGAAGATGATGGAGTAATTAATACAGATAATATTGCACTTATGCCTGGAACTATTATACCAGTTGCTCCAGGATCAAGAGGTTTACAACCTATTAATGGAGCTGGTAGATTTGATGTAGCACAAATTGTTTTAGAAGATATGAGAAACAATATTAGAAAAGCATTATATATGGAAACACTTGGTCCAACAAAAGGAACACCAATGTCTGCTACAGAAGTTGCAGAAAGAATGGCAGACTTGTCAAGACAGATTGGTTCTTCATTTGGTAGATTACAATCAGAATTTATTACACCTTTGATTAGAAGAGTTATATATATTTTGAAAAAACAAGGAAGGATTGAAATACCAAGTATAGATAATAAAGAAATAAAAATTATTCCTGAATCGCCACTATCAAGGGCGCAGCACGAACAAGATATTTCAGATTTAAATAGATTTAATGCAACACTTGGTCAAACATTTGGACCAGAAGTATTAAATTTAATTGTAAAACAAGAAGAAGTAGCTAGATATTTAGCAGAAAAAATGAATTTACCAGAAAAACTTATTCGTGATGCTGGTGAACAACAACAAGTAGTACAACAATTACAACAATTACAACAAGCACAAGGAGGACAAATTGGCTTGGGAGCAAATACGCAACAAACCTGAAGGTTTCCATCTTAGCATAGATGGATTTCAAAGATCTAAAAAAGCAGAGATAGAATTAAACGCTGATATTGCTGCACTTTTTAAAACAGAGTTAGGAAAAAAGGTTTTAAATTACTTAAAATCTATTACAGTAGATGCTGTAGCTGGTAGAGATATTTCAAATGACCAGTTACGACATTTAGAAGGAATGAGATATTTATATTTTATTATTAAAAAAAGAATAGAAACACATAGGGAGAACTAATGGAAGAAGAAAATACACAAACTACAGAAGCAGTTACAGCAACAGAAGCACCACAAGAAGCACCTAGTAGACCTGAATATATATCAGAAAAGTTTTGGGATACAGATAGAAACGAAATAAAAGTTGAAGAACTTGGAGCTTCTTACAATGCTTTAGAAAAAAAGCTAGGTATGAGAACAGATGAACTATCTAAGCAGATAAGAACAGATATAGAACAAGAAAGAAAAAGTGTTGTACCTGAAGAATACAAGATAGTTATACCTGAAGTGCCAGAGCATATTAATATAGAAGTTAATAAAGATCAGGAACTATTAAAAGAATGGTCAGCTATTTGTAAAGAAAATAATTTATCACAAGAAATGTTTAACAGAGGTGTAAATGCTTTTGTAAACAATGAGATAGCTGGTTTACCTGATACACAACAAGAAATGCAAAAGTTAGGTGATAATGCTAATAGTCGTGTAGAAGCTGCTGATTTGTGGTCAAAAAAATATTTAAGTCAAGATAGTTATAATAGTCTTGCAAAATTAGCTAGTACAGCTGAAGGAATAAAAGCAATAGAAGAGATTATGGCTTTGACAAAAACACAACCATTACCTAATTCAAACACAGTAGTTGATGCTGAACTTGATGAAACAGATCTTAGATCTATGATGAATGATCCTAGATATTACGATCCAGCAAAGAGAGATGAAGCATATTATAACAAAGTAACTAAGCTATACGAAAAAAAGTATGGCTAAAAAGAAAGATTTTCCCTTTAAAAAGTACATATTTAAATGGGAAGATCCTACTGGTCATAGTGAATGGATGTCAAAGAATGACATGGATTCGGTAAAACCAGCTGTTATTACTACAGAAGCATATCTATATTCTAAAGATAAAAGCTATGTTAAGACATTTGCATCATATATAGAAGAATCTGATGGCTCATATACTTTTGGAGATGTCAATGTTTTTATTGCTTCTGGTCTTGTAAAAATGACAAAAATATAATATATCTCACATAACAAGCCGAAATAGACTGGAAGATGCCCAGTTTGGACAACATAACAAAGTTTATAACGACAACTTGGATTTAGAACAATACGAAAGGAAAAACAATGACAGCGACTATAGATCAAGCCTTTATAAAGCAGTTCGAAGCAGAAGTGCATATGGCTTATCAAAGAATGGGCAGTAAGCTCAAGAACATGGTCCGTAATGTCAGTAATGTAAAAGGAAGTACTGTTCAGTTTCAAAAAGTAGCAAAAGGTTCTGCTTCAACTAAAGCAAGACACGCTGAGGTTGTCGCTATGAACTCTGTACACTCTAATGTGACTGCAACACTATCTGACTTCTACGCTGCTGATTATGTGGATCGTTTAGACGAACTAAAAGTAAACATTGATGAGAGAAACATTGTTGCACAAAATGCAGCATATGCTCTTGGTAGAAAAACCGATTCTATCATCACTGATACATTTGACGCTAACGCAACTGCATTAGCACATAACTCAGCTGGATCAACAACTGGTATGAACTTAGACAAAGCACAGAATGTGTTTGAGATCTTCCAAGAAAATGATGTTCCAGATGATGGACAAAGGTATTGGATTGTTGGTGGAAAACAATGGTCAGACCTTCTAGACATAGATCAGTTCTCAAGAGCTGAATATGTTGGTGAAGCAGACTTACCATTTGGCGGCACATTAACTGCTAAAAGATGGATTACTTTCATGTGGATGGCATTTAGTGGCTTACACAAAGATGGATCAAACGATAGATTCACACTTGCTTTCCATAAATCATCTCTAGGATTAGGTGTAGGTTCTGATGTGAGAACAGAAGTAAACTACATACCTGAAAAGGTAGCACACCTAACAACATCATATATGTCAATGGGTGCAGTACTTATTGATGGTGATGGTGTAAGAATCCAGAAATGTAGGGAGGCATAATCATGGCATACGAAACAACTAATCCTGTGAAAAAGATATCCCAAATGGGAGATTCTAATTCACTTTGGTATTATACTGATGGTGATGCTATTGGTACTATTGATGACAATGAATACTTTTTAGCATCTACTGGCGACCTTAATGCTGGTGATGTAATCATTGTTAATAGTGGTGGCTCAAACGCAGTTGTAGATATTTTAATTGTAACTACAGCTAGTGCTACACAAGTAAGAACTGCCTTATTATCATAATGTGAATGGGGGGTTTTATACCCCCCTATCTTTTCATGGCAGATACTAAAGTAGATATATGTGCAAGAGCTATCATAATGATCGGAGCTTCTCCGATATCATCTTTTGATGATGGTTCTACAGAAGCCTTAGTAGCTTCTAATATGTATGAAAACATACTAAAGTCTTGTTTATCAAGACACAGATGGAAGTTTGCCACAGAACAAAAACAACTTTCTTTATTAGCTGATGCACCAACTGGAAGATATGAATATGCTTATCAGCTACCAGCAAGTCCTGAACTATTAGTTTTAAATACAGTTACTGTAAATGATAACCCAATATCATATGCTAGATATGGTGATAAAATATTTGTAAATAATTATGGATCTACCAATACATTAATAGCAGATTATATATTTAGACAAGTAGAAGCAGAGTTTCCTGAATATTTTAAATTAGCATTACAATATAAACTTGCATCTATCTTTGCTGGATCTGTAGCTAGAGATTCAGCTATGATACAACAGTTTGAAACACTTGGTGAAAATCAAATGAGAATAGCTAAGAATATAGATAGTCAAGAAGTAACAAATAGCATACTAAATACAAAAAGGTTTATACAAGATAGATTGACTACTGGAGGATACTAATGGCTAGTGTTCTTAGAACTGTATACACCAACTTTTCAGCTGGTGAAATAAATCCACTATTAGCAAATAGAACAGATGCACAAGCATATTTTAATGGTGCAAAAACATTAAGAAACTGGTATTTGCTAGATGAAGGTGGATTGATGCGTAGACCAGGCACAACCTACAAAGCTAGTTTACCTGGTGATTCAAGAATTATACCATTTATTTTTTCTAATGATGAACTTGCAGTATTTGCTTTATCTAATAATAGATTAGATGTATTTGATAGTGATGGTGTAAGTGTACAATCAAATATTACAAGTAATTGTAACTGGACTACAGCACAGTTATTTGAACTAAACTATGCACAGTTTGGTGATACAGTATTTATAGTTCATAGAAATAATCCTATAGTAAAAATAGTAAGAGCATCAGCATCTTCATTTAGTGTATCTTTATTTACATTTGAAGAAGATGAAACAGTATCTGTGAGTGGTGCTATTAAAACAACACAACCATTTTTTAAATATGCAGATGCTTCAATATCAGTAACTTTATCAGATAAAACTACTGGAACAGGAAGAACATTAACAGCTAGTTCTGGTTATTTTACAAGTGCATATGTAGGTACATATTTATTAGTAAATAATAAACAAGTAAAAGTGACAGGATTTACAAGTGCTACTGTAGTAACAGTAACTGTTATAGAAGAAGTAGATACAGTAGGACCCCATTTTATTTGGGCAGAACAATTAATATCTTCTATCAAAGGCTTTCCACAAGCAGTTACATTTCACGATAATAGATTATATTTTGGTGGTGTAAGAGATAAACCAGCTTCTGTAATAGCAAGTAAAGTAGGAGAATATTTTAACTTTGACATAGGTAGTGGTGCTGCTGATGATGCTATTGATGTAACAGTTGCTGGTGATAGAGTAAACGAAATTAGACATTTAGTATCTTCAAGAAACTTACAAGTATTTACTGATGGTGGTGAATTTTTTGTACCTACATCTACTGATACTTCTGCTGTTACTCCTTCAAACATAATTTTTATGCGTCAAACACCTTATGGATGTAATAGAGCAAAGCCTATAATTTTTGATGGTGCAACTATATATGCACAAAAGAATGGTAGAGCTATTAGAGAATATTTATATTCTGATGTCGAAACAGCATATGCTTCTACATCAATATCTATACTTGCATCACAAGTAGTAAACAATCCAGTAGATATGACTATGATAACTGGTAGTACAACAAAACCAGAACAGTTTGCATTTTTTACTAATACAGATGGTACACTAGCTTTATTTCATAGTATTAGATCTGAAAAAATAGCTGGTTGGACAGTATGGACTACTAGAACAGGAGATGAATTTAGAAGTATTACAGCTATAAATGAAAATTTATTCTGTGTAGTTAAAAGAACATTACAAGGATCTACAGTTTATACATTAGAAAAGTTTGCAGAAACTGATGCACTAACATTAGATTCTTCTGGTGTTACAACATTAAATCAACAAGGTTCACCTAAAGTAAATGGTGGTAGTCAGTCAGGATCAACTTTAAATGTTGATGGTTATACATCAGCACCTAATCCTAATGATATTATCCAAATAGCTGGTAACAGTACACAATACACTATTCAAACAGTAAATGCTACAGCGTCTGGATATACATTAGTTTTAAATCAAAATCTTGCTGCTACACCATCAGATAATGCAGTAATTACAATAGTACAAGGTAGATTACACAATACACCTACACACTTGACATCTACATCAGTATATGCTGTTGATGGTACTATGGCACTAGGAACATTCACTACATCAGGATCTAATACAATAACTTTAAATGAAGCACACCCAGCTGGAGTAAATATTGGTTTTGATTATACACCCACATTAGAAACTATGCCTATAGATAAAGATATATCTAATGGACCTTTGACAGGGCAAATAAAAAGAATTTCTAGGGCAGTTATAGATGTATCTAATACACTTAATGTTGCACTTCAAGCTGCTGATAAAGAAGCAAAAAGTTTAATTATTAGACAAGTAGATTTTAATGTAGCTCAATCAGTTGCTGCTGTAACTGGTAAAAAAGAGTTTTATTTTTTAGGTTATGATAGAACACCCACAGTAAAAATAACACAAACAGAACCATTACCATTAACTTTATTAGGTATGGCAGTAGAGGTAGTATATTAATGGGAGTTGAAACAGCATTATTAATCGCATCTGCTGGACAAGCAGTAGGATCTTTAACTAAAGCATATTATGGTAATCAAGCTATTAGTAATCAAATAGCTCAGTATGAAGAAAATAAAAAATATGGAGAAGTTGCTGGATTGCAAGGTGAAAATATTAGAATGGAAAAAATGAATAATACTCTTGGTAATAACAAAGTTTTAGCTGGAGCAGCTGGTATTTTAGATGATAGTAGAAGTCTAGAAGTAATACAACAAGATGTATTAGACCAAGCTGCAAAAGATGTAAAAAGCATGAAGATAAATCAAGATCTAGCTAATAGTCAATTAGATAGAAGCATAGTAAATTCTAAAATAGAAAGACAATCTTTAATTTATGGATCTATATTAAATGCTTCTGCTCATGCTATTAATGGATGGAGTTATTATCAATATTATAAGCCAGGACCAGAGGGATTTAGTGCTACTGAAAATAAATTAGAATTATTTAATAGAAAATATAGAGGAAGATAATGGCAATAACTAGACAAAGAGGTGATAGAACTACTGTTATAACACCAAAATTAGGTGTTGTAAAAAGTAGTGCTTCTAATCTTGGAGATATAATAGAAGGTATTGGAAAAATTGGTGAAACACTTAGTTTACAAAAGTTAGAAGTTTTAGATGAACAATGGAAATCTGATTTTAAAGTAAACACAGATAAATTTTTATATGATGCTACAAATAGACAACTAGATTCTGCTGATCCTGATTTAAATGCTATGCAGAATGAAATATTAGGATACAAGGATAGTTTATTAGTAAATGCTCCAGAGAGATATAAAAATTATATATCAAGTTATGTAGACCAAAAATCTTTAGCTAAATTTAATACAGTTAAAAATCATGCAGATAAAATATTAATTAAGAATCAGTATGATAATGTAAATACTGAAGCACAAAGAATTATACAAGATATTACTAGCAACTTTGCAAGTATTGATCTTTCTGTTGATCCACAAAATTTAGAACAAGTTGCATTAGATACAGATGTAATTGCTTTAGGTATTACAAACGATATATCAGATTATAATAAATCTTTGGATGTTTTAGCACAATTAGATCCATATAACTTTGGTGAAAAAGAAATAAATGAAAATCTTGATAATTTATTTGTTGCATTAGAACAAAGTAGATATACAGCTATAAAAACAAGTTTATATAAAAATATTAATTTTAGTGATCCTGATGTTTTACAACAAATAGAAAATGCAGATAAATTAGCTGCTCAATTAGATATTGCTTATTCTAAAGGTGAGTTATTTAAATCTGCACCAAATATAACAAGTGATGATGTAGCAAATATAATTAACAATTCAAATGAACAAGCAAGTAATATAAAAGGTTTATATCAAGCACAGATAGATGTAGCTAATCAAAATTTAAAATATCAACAATCACAATCAATAAACACTCTTAGAAATACTATAGAAGTAACAAGTGTTAATAATATAAAACAACTTTTACTTACAGGAGAACCAGCATTAGAAAATTTAATTAAGTCTTATAACCTTGAAGAGGATTCAGCTCTTATAAATACTATGGTACAAAAGATGGCTTTTTTAAATATTTTAAAAGATGAAGATATAGATATCAATCAACTTTCAATATACAGCAAAGTTTTAAAAGAAAATAATATTGGTCTTTTTAAAGATGATAAAGAATTAAAAGATTTTTTAGTAGATTATAAAGTAGCCTCAATAGAATTAACTAATGCTAACTATGATGCGTTACAATTTATAAATGAGTTTTCTTTACCCTCAGATCAAAGATCAGCACAAACAAATAGTTTACTAGATATAATGATTACAGAAAATATTGTTCCAAGTATTATGTATGATTACCTTAATCAAACTAATTCAATTATTACAAATCCTGAGTTTAATCCTACTGGAGAAAATGAAGGATTAACTATAATTAGAAGTGTTCAGTTTTTAGAGTTTTTAACACAAGAAAATCCACTTGCTATACAATCTTTTAATGAAGAGATAGATATGGGTTTTTATAATTTTGCATTAAAAATGGGTGGTAGTGCATATTTACAAGTTGCTGGTGTAAATAATGCTGTAAAACTTTATCAACAACAAAAAGAAAAGATTGATAAAGATATAACATTTATAAACAATGAAATAGAAAAATTTATTATTGATAATGATACTATTGAAGAAAGTTTTACAAATATATTAGTTGAGCATGTAGTTAAAAATACTACAGAAAATCAAATATGGTTAGACTTATGGAATAGTGTACAAGGAGAACAAGGTTTTCCATATGCAGAATCTTTACCTATTGATGCTTTTATACAAAATAGAGAAGTACCCTTATTAATAACAGATACAGATCCAAATATTGTAGAAAAAGGTTTTGTAGGTTTAACTAACAATGCAGCAGCGTTAATAGATAATGTATTACCTGGACAACCTTTTACATCAACAAATGCAAAAATATTTTTTCAATTTGCACCTGAAGCAAGAGATTTTTTAAATAATATTATTTATACAAAATTATCTAATAGTATGGATCTTTCAGATTTTGTAGACAATCCAGATAGAGCTAAAGATACAGCAGAAAAATTAGTTCCTGATATATTAGAATATGCTTTTCAACAATTATATTTAAATAATTATTCTATATCTTCATTAAGTAGTGATTTAGCACAACCAACTTTAATGAAAGATGGAATAGAAACACAAATGGTAAAAGCTGGATATTCACAAAAAGATGCTGGTTATTATTTAGCAACACAAGTAAAAATAGCTTTAACTGATATGCAAAATAGTGAATCTCTTAAAGGAGATAAACAATGGTTTATGGATAATTTAGGATTTTTATATGCACCTGATGGTGATTATGTAGAACCTACAGTAAGAGATATTTATAATCAATTAGATAGTTTTCAATTTAAACCAGTACCAGGAGGAGAAGCAGATGAAACACAATATTTAATATTTATAAGAAATCCAAATTCTTCATTTCATGGACAATCATTACAAAATGAGCGTGAAACATACAAAATGGAAATAGATTCAGCTGATTCTTTTGATCCTGATGCACCAAAAACATTTAGTGATATTAAGTATGTAAGACACTCTACAATTATACAGGACAAAAATTCATTTATTAATAAAGCGTTTCCATTTATGCCTAGATATATGCAAAGAAATTTATTAGAAATATTTGATTCTGGTAGACCAATTACTGATCCTATACTTGAACCTTTTGCACAGTTTGTAACACTTGGTCATTATGATTGGGAAAATTTAAGAGATGAGTATGATAAATATATAGATAATCAATTACCACCTAGAGAAGAAGAATTTGTACCTGAAGTTGCGTTACAATGACAATTATAAAAGGTAATTATAGATTTGAATCAATAGCAGATAAACCTAGTACTACAGAGGTACAAAGACAATATTTTTTCAAAACTTTATACAACAATCCAGCAGAAGCATACACAGTATTTACTGATTCATTTAACAAAGAGAATGTTATTGGATTAGCTATTACTAATTATATAGAAAAAACTAGACAAGAAGTTGAAGATCCTGATTATTTATATTTAGAAGATGAAAGATTATTAACAGGATACAGTGATTTTTTATCATACTTTCAAGATTCAAAAAGTTATGACCACACAACAAGACTTATCAAAGAATTAAAAGTAGATAGAGTAAGAAATATATTATCACCATTATCTGTTATAGGTACTGTTACTGGTGCAGTTACAGATCCTTCAACATTATTATTAGCTGGTACAGGAGCAAAGTTATTAAATGTTACTGCTGGTGGTAAAACATTTATGTCACCAACAAGATTAGGTGTGGCTATGACAGCTGAAGAAATGACAAAACAATTATTAGATAAAAAAAGAGATACTAATATTGGATTAGCTATTATGGGTACATCTTTTCTATTGCCTGGATTAATTAATAAATTAAATGGTATAGGTGGTTTAAAGACTGCAAAAGATTTAGCTAGATATGAAAAATATACAGATAGTGCAAATAGTTTAGAAAAAACTAATGTACAAAAAAGTTTAGATGAATTAGATGCAGAAGGTATAGATCCAAGATACTTAGATCCTAATGAAACACCAACTACATCAAGTGCTGGTGCTGCTAGAACTAGAGATATACAACCACAAAAAAGTTATAATGAAGAAATGTTAGGTGAAGAAATATCAAAAACTTTGTTAGGGTTAGAAGATACACCATTAACAGCTGTATTTAGAGGTTTACAAAAAAGTGTTTTGTCAGCTCGGCAGATGGTATCTGATTTATTAGAAATACCATTATATCAAAAAAAGAATTTTGATTTAAAAGGTGGTGCAACAACTATTTCTATAGAAAATGAAATAAATAGAGGCAAAGCTATGATTGTTGCATCTATGAGAAACATTGAAGATATGTATGATAAATATCTAGCAAGAATGTCAAAGGAAATGCAAAAAGATATTGGAGGTGTTTCTAGAGTAATGAGAAAAATGGGTGTTTCTAAAGATGGTATTATGTCATTTCCTGAATTTAGAGCTGCTGTATCTAGAGCATTAGTAAGTAGATCCTCAAATTTAGATGATGAAGTAGTACAGGCAGCAAGAATTATTAGAGAAAACTTTTTTAATACTATTGGTAGAAGAGCAGATGATTCAGGATTATTTTTAATAATGCCTTTTAAGCAATTAGATTTTTGGAAAGGTAAATTAGATTTAATGCGTAAACAAGGTTTAAATACTATAAAAATAGAAGGTCAAGATTTTAGTACTGCCTTTATAAAAACCAAAATAGAAGAAATAGAATCTAAAATAAAATACATATCTGCTAATACTGGTTTAAGAAAAAACTATTTACCTAGATTTTATAAAAAAGATGTAATTAAAAAAAGAAAAACAGAGTTTACTAAAATTATATATAGAGCTTTACTTAAAGATAATCCAAATGCTAAATATAAAGATGCTGTAGACATTGTTGATAGTATACTTACACAACAACCTTTTTATAGAATACAAAAATGGCAAAAAATAATTGCTTCTGAAGAAGGTTATATTTCTACACCACTCGGTATATCAGACCATGTTAAAGCAAGAAGATTAGATTTGAATGATGATGAGCTAATATCAAAAGGTTTTATAGAAGGTGATATATTTGGTTTGATGAGGGGTTATTATAGATCAATTATGCCAGATATTGTTTTGACTGAAAAGTTTGGCGATCCTGGTGCATTGGGTTTAAATTTTGCAGCTGGTGGATTTAGACCAGGTTTATTACAAATTTATAAAGAATATCAAGATAGAATATTAAGAGCTAAAACTAAAGGAGATAAAGCAGCTATAAGAAGAGAAATGGTAGAGGCTTTAGATGATTTAGAAGCTAATATTGGTTTACTTAGAGGCACATATGGATTATCAGCTGATCCATCTTCTGCTATGTCATCAGGTATTAGAGTAGCTAAAAATATTACAGCTATGACATATTTATCTGGAATACTAGCTGCTGTACCTGATGTAGCAAGAGTAGTTATGGCAGATGGTATAAAAAGAAACTTTGGTAGATTGTATGAAGGATTTTTTAAAGACATGGGTTGGAGAATGTTAAAATTATCTAGATCAGATGCACAACTTACTGGTGAAGCTACTGATATGTTTTTAGGTACTAGAGCTGCATTGTTTGCAGATACTGGAGATATATTTGGGTTGATGAATACACTAGAAAGAAAAAGTGGTCAGATTACTAATTTTTATTTTAGTTATATAAATGCTATGAATATCTGGAATACTGGAGTTAAAAATATTGCTAGTTTAGTTAATGGATCTAAAATTTTAGATTATGTAGAAGCTATGGCAAAAGGTAAAGCTATTAGTGAAAAAGCAAGAGCGCAGTTAAAAAATTTATTTATTGATGAAGATATGGCAAAAGCTATATATGAACAATATAAACAATTTGGTTTAGGTAAAGGTGCAAGTGAATCTGCTGGATACAGTAAACTTAGAGTAGCAAGAGCAGATAACTGGACTGATAAAAAAGCAAGAGATACTTACTTATCAGCATTACAGAAAGATATTAATATTACTATTGTAACACCAAGTAAAGGTGATGTGCCACTATGGATGAATACAGAAATAGGTGGTGTATTAGCACAATTTAAAAAGTTCGGTATGGCAGCTACACAAAGAGTGCTGATGAGAGGTATGCAAGAAAGAGATTCAAACTTTATGATTGGTGTAGTAGCCTTAGTATCTATGGGTGCTATGGTAGATGCTATGAGAAATAGACAGTTTGGTAGAGATTATAGTAAGAAAAAATTTGGAGATAAATTAGTATCAGCTATAGAAAGATCTGCAATATTAGGAATATTTAGTGATGTTAATAGAATGGTAGAAACATTATCTAATAATAGACTAGGTTTAGCACCAGCATTAGGTGCTGGTAGACCATATCAACCTACATTGAAACAAAAAGTGGGTTTATTTGGTCCAACTGCTAGTTATATAGCAAACTTGACAGATATAATGATGGATTGGGGTAAAGGCAAACATGACTATACAAC